TACGGGCTTTCGGTAAGAGTTGTGATAAATGGGTAGTCGCCCAGAGAATATCCCGGAACTTTCCGTTACGTCCCACGTTCCTAACATTTCCACGTCGTTAGGCATTCCAGATTGTGCGTTTGCGCTCATTCCGAGTGTCAGAAACGCGATTGCTAAAAATAACTTTTTCATAAATAGATACATATTTTACTATACTAATGGTACAGAATATGGTTGCAAAATTACAAAAAATCGCTTACTTACTTATATTTTTTCCGAAAAAATTTGGTAGTTTCGGGTAAAATATGTAATTTTGCGGTGTCCTACATACGAATCTACTGGCGGGCGACATAAAGCCTGCCGATTGCGAGCAGGCTATTATTTTGCCTATATCGCGAGGCGTTGCAAGATACTTGCGGCTGTCTAACCCCGTGTGGAGCGTTAATGCGCCCACTGCCAGTAGAAGGTGTAGGACAACGGGAAGTGGACAGCCGTTTTTCATTTCTGCCCTGTAACGCCTAAATGTCCTATATTCTATGGCGAATGAAATTTTATCAAATCCTGTCTTACAGGTCAACGGAACGGTAGCAGTTGAGCCTAACGTTGAGGCGGCTAACCTTTGCGAGATTAAGGAAGGCCAAGTAGGAACTACGTCTTTGCGCGTTGCTGAGGTTTTTAGCAAAGAACATCGACGAGTTATGCAATCAATCCGCGAGTTAGATTGTAGTCCTGAATTTCATCAGCACAATTTCGTGCAGATGTTGAGAACCACGCAGTTAGGCAACAATGCAACCCGCCAAGACCCTTATTACTTTATCACCCGCGACGGCTTTGTTTTCCTTGTGATGGGCTTTACGGGCAAGACCGCCGCGAAGTTCAAGGAGGCTTACATCAGGGCTTTCAATGTGATGGAAGAGCGTTTGCGCCGTATGCAGAGCAGCCCGCAGTACACGATGGCCGACGCGCCCCGCCTGGTGCATGAGCATCTGGAGCGCATGGAAGCCGAGAAGCAGCCGATAGTGGAGTTCTACGGAAAGCAGCGTGTTGTGTCGAGCGTGACCCTTGCACGGCTGACGGGCCGCAAGCACGATTACGTGTGCGATAGCATCCGGGCCGCGATGAAGTGGGCGTTACGCCCGTCGCGTCAGTTCTACCGTACCACGCGCACCGTGCGCAAGGGTTTCGGCAAGGGCTACGACTACGACGGCGGTATCATCTACTACGTCACTATTGAGGGTTTCCAGACGATGCGGCAGCACTGCCGATCTGTCACGGATGAACTCTACAAGAGAGTGATTGCCGATTTCAACAGGAACAAGGGCAAAAGCCAGGCAGTCAAGGCAGCAGCACCCCCCCCGCCAAAGGAGGCAGCGACGGAATCCAAGCCGCAAGGCCCCGCGATGCCTAAGGACGCAGCCGACATGATGGCGCGTTTCGTCAAGGCTATGGCCGTGATGATGGGTGTAGATGTAAACGAGGTGTCTAACTTAATGAATGGAGGAGGCAAGTAATGGAAGTGGAAATGATCGCAGTCAAAAAAGACATGAAGCGTGAGAAGATGATGACCGTAGTCCCGAAACAGGGGCAGGTAATGGCCTATTCAGCGGACGAACTGAAAAAGGCCCTACAGGCTTTGCGCGATTTCGTAGCCTTTGACCTTGCAGCGGAGTTGGGCGAGAATTCAAGTATTTCGGCCTGGCGGCTATCGTCGGAATTGATGCCGCTTGACTATCTGATACGCGAAGTTGAATTTAAGGAAGTGGAGGTGTTGGTATGAAGCAGACAGTTATTGAAATCAGGGATAAGGACGGCGTTATGCCGTACAATGCAGAGACTTTCAGGGACGCGGTCAGAGGGACGCGCGAGTATATCCGTAACCTGCTGGCAGAGTTTCCCGCAGATGTGACTGTAGGAGCCAGGAGCACAGCCAGGGCATTCGAGCCGCTTAACTGGCTGCTGGAGGATGCAGTGATAACCGATCAGGAGAAAGGAGGTGCAGCATGAAACCTACGAGACCCGAAGTGGAGTACACGGGCAACTACACACAGGCCCAGGCGGCACGGGCATTGGGCGTTGACCGCCACACGATAGCCCGCTACGTGAAGGCCGGACACCTGAAAGCCCAGGTACGGAAGATAGACAAGAAAACAATCATCAAGGGCAGCGACATACTGCGGGTATGGTGCCAGATGATCATATAGCCGGAAACTATTTTCTTAAAAAAGTCAAATATCTACCACACTCTACCACGACGCGCCACGATGTGCCAAACGGCATTTTGTGGCGCGTTTTGTTTTGCCTAAATTTGCGGTGGGTAATTACCCGAAATTCATAAATAGATATAGTTTTACGGGTATCGGCAGCAGTTATGCCCCCGATACTTATCTACAGACAAAGGACAGTGAATCA